TTTGTGTAGCATTGGTTTCCACCGTGACAATTGCAGGCGCATTATTTCTTCGATGCAATTCACGAAGAATTTCCATCATCGCCTTTTGCTGCATCATGGGTTCACCACCTGTGAAGCACAACATGATGGGTTGTTCGGTTTTCGGATGAACGAATAATCCTTCTGGATTATGTTCACTTTTATTAGCGGCAATCAACCGATCAGCAATTTCTGCAGGGTTGGAGTCATGTGCCAGATGTTTGAAACGCTGTGACCAGGAATATGATGAGTCACACCCAAACTTCCATACAGGAAGATCATTGACACTTTTTACTGAATCCACATCAAACGTTTGAAATGGCAATTCATATGTGGATGGATCAGTTGGATTTTTTTGTCCGAAACCGTTACAATTTAAATTGCAACCAAAGAATCGGAGCCAGACAGAAGGTGTGCCTGCCAATTCAGCTTCACCTTGGAATGAATAGAAAATTTCAGAATAACGAATACGCATTAATCACCTCACATTAATCATTTATATAAGTATACACTACCTAATGGTAAATGTCAAGTACTATTCAAAATCTAAAACACCAACATCAATATCAACCACGAGTGGTATATCTATATGGTCAGCTTCATTGATACCCATATCATGGTCTAATTTCTGGAGATATTTTGGTTTCCGGGTGGGAAGTTTCTTATCCTGCTTATTATCATTTAATTCTTTATGAGCAGTTTCAGCCTGTGACTTTAAATATTTCACAAAGCTGTTATCATAACTTCCCTCATCATGAGCTTGACGGATAATGGAATCAATGTCTAGTGATTCAATATATTTGTATTTGGTTTGCAGATGCCGCTTCTCTTTTTGAATACGGCGAATAAATGCATAATAGGTAATTTGTGTAAAGTATGCAAATGGATTTGATGACTTCTTGGGGTCAAAATTATCCATGTAAATTAAACAATTTTCTATCGCATCGAGAATCATATCTTCTCGGAAACTGTAATTGATGAAATTACTTTTATATGCCAAATGATTGGCAATTTTAATAAAGCAATCACCGATGTAATCGGTAACTTGGGGGCGCTCCGCCGCGGTTAATTTTGCTTCTTCTACTAATACTTTGTAATTAATAAGGGCTTGAAAAAATGCCTTATTATCAATGTAGTGTTTACTTTCGTTCTTCGCTTTCATTATTGTCATCCTCATAAACAGGGTCATAATCAACATCAACTATATTCAATTCACCGTTTGACATTTCTCGGAATAAGTCATCAACAGCTTCGGACCGTAATATTGCATCTCTCGTATGTGATGCTTGAGTAAGATAATCAACATACTGGCGTTTGACTTCACTTTTTATATTCCCTATTGTCATAACAACATCAACACTTACTGTAAATTCTTCACTGTCACTCAACCCAATCCATGGGCGCATAAGAAACGATTCTCCAACGATATGGCGCCCCTTGCGTGTTTCCTTGTGGGGGATAACTTGAACGGGTTCATTAATTAAAAGATATGATGTGGATGATATTGATTTAACATCGGCATCCATCGTACACAGAATTGTTTCACCAGTTTTTAATTTAACAATTTTGTAATACCCTTCATCTGCTTTAGACATTTATTGGGACCGTAATGAGTTTATAATTAAATCCTTCCTCATTGTATATCTTCACTCTCTCAATTAAATGTAACAATGTAAAGTTCTTATGAGACTTCCACGAAAGATTATCACCAATATCATACAACTTACAAACTGCTTTTTGTTCTCCGAGCCGTAACCCGCGACCAATACTTTGTAGATTCCTGATGCGTGATTTTGTAGGTGATGCAAATACTATATTATGGAGGTTTCTAATATTTATACCTGTAGAGAAGGTGCCGTAAGACGCAACAATGATGGCATCTTCTTGAGTCTCGGTAATCGCACGGATATTTTCTCTATCCTGAGCTTCCACACCGCCATGCACAAAAAACACCTTTCTTCCCGCCGCGGCTTTTTCCTGTAATAATTCATACAACACCTTTCCATGCTTCTCAACATATTGAAATAACAACAACGTATTTCCTTTTTGGTCAAGTACGAGATTCTTGATGAAGGTGTTTCGTTTGGGGTGTGTGACTATCCAATCAAGTTCTTGTTGATATGTGAACTTCTTCGTAAGGTCTTTTTCTTCATTACTATAATCTAACTGAATACAGCGAATCTTTAAGTTTGCCAATTGCTGGGCATCCATCAACTTCTTTGTTGTTGTGACTGCATGCACAGATCCAAACAATCCTTCAAGCACCAACTTATGGGTCTTTGTGCCATCAAGTGTTCCTGTTGTGCCAATTTTAAACGGAGCCTTTGTACACTTATGAAGAATGGATGTCAAAGATTTCGCCTTGAATAAATGACACTCATCACCATAGATGACATCGAAGTTTTCAAAAAAGCTTTTGGGCATTTTGTAAATGCTTTGCCACGTGGATATTGTTATGGGATAATCGGTGATTTTTTCTTTCCCTGCATAGACGCGAGTGCAATACTCTGAGACTTTCCAATCTGAATTTGTTGCATAGTCAGCAAAGTCGCCATACAACTGTTCCACTAATGATGTAGTGGGGACAATGATGAGTTGGCGGCGTGCATATTGTAAATGCCACCGAATCATCGTGTAAATGATTAAACTCTTACCACTCGCAGTAGGAGAAAGTAAAAGTGCTCTATTATTGCGAATAGTCTCACGAACTGCATCCACTTGATAATCACGGATTTCAATTGGCTTACCATTCGAATGATAGTTCAATGTTTCAATAAAACTGTCAATCTGTGATATATCAATGGGATTTGCTGGAATATTGTTAATGAACGGGTATTCGTTTATACGGCAGAATTCTTGTACATATTTGAGTAACCCGACATATAACTCTTTGGTGAACACACTGAGGAGACGGATTTTCCCATCCCAGAGCTTTGCCCTGTACTGTGGGGTAAATTGTGCTCCAGGAACAGCAAATGTGAAGAAATCATTCATTTCCAATAAAATAGATGGGTCTGCATCAATCCGAAGATACACCTCATCTTTTTTAGTAACTGTTACTGTCACATTCCTCCGTTGGTAAACTTCGCCCAATCAATACTGGATTTGATATCCCAGGTTCTACTATTGATACTTTTGATGATTTGTTCCAGCTGATATATCACAGTTTTTAAATATTCAATTTTGTCTACCATGATAATCATATCTTCATCGGTCTGTATGACATCATCCATTTCATTTTTGAGCGGGCGATTATTAAGATATTGTTCCCACCCTTGCTCTGTTAATTCTTCGCGGGTCATCTCACCACGATAATATCTATTCTTCAGCTTACGTAAACGAAGATAATCGGTGTCAGCCTTTCGAAACTGAAGGCGAACCGTGGTAAGTAATTTTAGGTATTTGGCATGTAATTCAGGAACGCGAGCAGCAGCTCTTCCTAAATTTGTTTGGTCAATCTTACAATCTTCAATCCACATATCTTGCAAATCATTCAGTTTCATAATCACCTCTATAACGGTTACATTATATAAGATACACTATTCGGAATGGTTTGTCAAGTGTTATAATAAACTTTCCACTGTGAATGACGTATACTTGAATACCGCAGACGCAGTGAAGTATTGTGTTTGCCCATTTGAAATATCAAAATCCACACCTGATAAAGATATTGGAAAACAATCTTTAAAATTCATTTGAGCCACAGCAATGTTATTTGAACTCATGATCATTAATGAAGCATCACTGTAATCAGTGAGGTCGGATTTTCTTGTTGTAACCCCTCCACTGGGACCAACATCGGGGTTGATGGTGGAATCACGGTATGCTTGTTCCGAGGTTCTTTGTTGGAATTGATAGGAATTCTCTGGAGACCCTAACCCACTGAGCCAATTATATAGCTCACTGTAATTTTGCATATCTTCTTGAATTAAAAATTGGATGTTTAATTCACCAAATTGAAGTTTCTCACCAGGACGGGGAATATCAACCAAGGGGGTGTATTGTGTGACAAACCCTAAATTTATTGTAGGGATGTTCGCTGCTTGGCAAAAATATGTAACTTGGGGCAGTCCCTGAATAAGGAAACGGAACCCACTAGGGCGCAAATAATTCATTTGCTCCGGTTGACGATTCACCCATTGTATTTCAGGTATATCTGTTTTTGCGGTTGTAATAGACATAATGATTGGTAAAAGATGTTACACAAACCTACTTGACCAGCACTTGACAACGTGGTATAATTACTATGTTGGGTTACAGTGAATAATAACTAAAACTAATTGAATACTGCTTAAAGTATTTATACACTGTGCAAGACCGAATAGAATAAACCTGCTGCTAATGCTAGCGGAAAAGGAAAGAGAGAGCCCCGTGAAGGACTCTCCCTTTTCTTTTTTTATTTTCACCCTACCATCTTAGAGAAGGTTTGTGACCTTCATTCTACGGAAGTAATGGTTTGTGTTAGCTGTGAATGTGCTGCCGTCTGCCGTACCGTTGCTTGTACCATCTGTTGTTACGAATGGGTTTGAGACCATGCCATAACGTGTCTTGAAGCCAATCTTCGGCTGGAACGTTGTTGGGTCAATGGCGCGAACCATCTGCAACGGAACATATGGGCAGTAGAAGATACCTGCGTCGTATGCACTTGAACCCTTGTATCCAACGACTAAGAACTGTGATGCTGAGTTCGTGTTTGCTGAATATGGGTCGATGAACACCTTGTAACGACCATTCAATGTTCCTGCAAATGTGTTACCAGTGTCATCTGATGAAAGACCATCGTTCGATGATAGAGCTGGTGTGTAATCAAGCTTGCCAGCCATTGCCAATGCTGCTGCAACGTCTGATGAACAAACGATGAAGTTACCACGGCCACGGCGTGTTTGCTGAGCGATAACGTTTGCATCGCGCTCGATTTGGAACATCAAGCCCTTGAAACGTTCCACTGACCAACGACCGTTTGAATCAACGTCAAGGTCGAATGTACCTGCTGTTGCTGTTGAAGCAGCACCAGCCTTTGCCGTCTTGTAGATGGTACGAATGACTTCACGATTGATTTCAGCAAGAATTTCTTGTGAAAGAATGTTGGCCAACTCGCCTTCGGCATCAAGACCATGAATTGCCTTCAAGTCTTGTGCTAATTCAACTGTGTACTCAGCCTTCAATGCACGTGACTTAGCGGTGACTGTTGTCTTCTCAATTGAGAATGCCATTTGTGCTGGGTCAAGTGCTTCAGCAGTAGCGGTTGCCATGCCAAGACCTGTTGTGTATCCAGAAGCGGCTACTGGGTCAGACCCAGCATGTGTTCCTGCGCCGGAGAAATCTGTGTCAGCTTCGTTGAATAACGCTTCTGTGCCTGAACCACCGAATCCACCCTGTGATGTGTACGATGACTTCATGGCGAAGATTAAGCCTGTTGGGCCTGTCATTGGCTGAACGCCGCAGACATCATATGCCATCAAGTTTGGAAGTGAACGACGAACCAAAGAAATCAGTATGGGGTCATATGTTCCGATTGATGCGCCTGTTGCGTTGGCAGCTGTTTCATTCAACATGTTATCTTCGCGCATCGCCTTTTCTTGGTTTTCAAGAACAACGGCGGTTACTGAACGCTTGTAGGCATCCTTGATCGGTGTCATTTCTGCATGGTCAAGAATTGGTGCCCACTTCTTTTCTAAATTTTCTGATAGGTACATTTCTAGTCTCCTGTTGGTTTTTTACGTGTTAAACGTTATTATTATTTATACAACCACTACTTTCCAAAACTTGTTCGGCCAATCATTTCGGCATATTTTAACATAGTTCCCGACACTTCTTCAGTAATAACAGCATCACTTTCAACAACAACCGATGTTGGTGATGACTTGGGAAAATAGTTGGTTTTGATAACGTTTAACTTTTTTTCAAAAATAGTTTCGTTTTCGAACTCAACATCTTCTACTAATCCGTGTAGCTTCTCAGCTTCCGTTTGAGCTAAATCTGCTGTAACTTTTACGAACACTGCTTCACGCTTTGATTCTTCTAACTCTTTCTTTAATTCATTTGCTTCTTCCATCACTTCATTTACCTTCTCTATCAATGCTTCGTTCTGTGCTTGCATTTCACCTAGTACGTTATACTTTTCTTCTGGGATTTCAATATAACTTTCCTCGAACAACGTCTTGAGGCCAGAGATGAAATCTTCTGTGATTTCTGCACGAAGTCCTGTTTCAATTGCAACTTCGTTATCTGCTAACCATTGTTCAGCTACATGAGTTAAATATCCGTCCACGTTGTTGATTAATTCTTCGTGTAATTCAACTAAAGCATCTGCTGCTTCTTCTGTTAACGCTTCTTCAATTTCTTGCATTTCAAATGCAACACGAGCTGTGACCACAGCCTCGAACAATGAAGCGGCATTTGCCTTGAAATCTTCCGACAAATCTAATTCGGTTGAAAACAATGTTTGAACATCTGTAGCCAACGATTCCTTGATTTTCTTCATTAACATATCTTTCTTAGCTGACATCTTACTCTTACCGTCTTTTTCAACCTGTTCCATGGCTTCATTTCTTGCTTTAATACGTGACTTTAGACGTTCAGCAGAAGTCTTAGTAATTTTTCCTGCTCCTGGACCTTTAGTTGCAATTTGTGGCTTCGGTCGAGTTTGCAACGATCCATACTTGTTGGGGGTATCTGCCTTTGACTTCTTGTAGGTGTTATCAGAATGTGGATGACCCATATCATCAGCGCGTGCACCGAAGTCATCATGATGAACATCATATGCCTTGGGATTGCTTCTCCACTTAGCAGCTTCTTCAAGTTCTAATTCTTCTAATACAATGGCGTCATATTCTGCCTGTTCTTCATCAGAAAGAGCGTCATATTCCTCTTCTGTTAAATCAAGAGCTTCATACTCCGCCTTTTCTTCATCAGAAAGAGCATTGTATTCTTCTTCGGTGATGAAATCTTCTTCCTCTTCTACTTCTTCCTCTACTTCTTCCTCTGCTTCTACTTCTACTTCTACTTCTTCTTTAGCCATGATGTTACCAACGCGGCTAACAGCAGAAACTAAATCCATGTAATCTGTGAA